CTCAACCGAGCTCCTGAAGGTATCGTCCTCAAGGGTCTAGCGTCCAAGGTCGCAAATGCGCACTTGGCCTATAAGTTTGGGATTGCTCCCTTACTTAGTGACATCGAGAAGACTTGGAGATTTGTAAAAAACTCCAATGCTAAGTTATCGAAGTACCAGAAGAATAAACCTATTAGGCTATCAAAGAAGTTTCCCGTTACGGGATTGTTCAATGATACTGTGCAGGGGCTATTCACGCCTGTCAACGGAAAGTACCTATGGGAGAGTAAACCCTCCCTTGGACAATTCGTCGGTGAGTGTGTCTATGTCCTTACACTTAAGCCTAACCTACAAGGTCCGAGGTCCCTCTTGGGTCCTCTTAATGATCTTGTCAATCGGTTTGGTCCGTCTGGACCTACAGCGTTCGCGTGGGAACTAGTTCCCTACAGCTTCGTTGTAGATTGGTTCGTCGATTTGCGTTCGGTACTGCGTGGATTCGATACATTGTTCGGGGTTAACCCCTTCAAGATAATCGGGTTTACGCGGTCCGTAAGGTGGCATGCGACAGCGTATATGGACGCGACTAATCGGGAAACCGATTATTCGAGTATCATAAGCTGGCCAGCCGCCGAGTTCCAGTGGAAGTACTACATGAGGTCTATTGTTAAACCGAGAATTCAATTCCGGTCTAACATCCGGTTTGGAAAAAACCAGTTGTTGCTCTCTGCGTCACTCATCACTCAGTTTCTACTGAGATTGAGAAAGTTCCGCTAATAGTACGATTGGTCCCTCCTCAGGAGGGCGAACCTAGTTAGTCAGTAATAGCTATAGCTACCATGAATGCTGATGAAACGTTCAATAGCATCGCCTTCGTAAAAGCCGGTGATAATATCACTGCTAATACGTCTGTGCGACGCGCTTCGGCCCGGGGCGCTGGCGTCCCGGATGTGCTACGTATACAACATGTTGATTATGTGGATCCTGTCAGCAAAGTTGCTGGCACGAAACACATTCTCAGTGTTGATTACTATGAGATGGATCCAAACGGGGTAATCGTTAAATCGACTGCCTCGGTGAATCTATCTGTGCCATCGACGTCTTCACAGACTGCGATGACATCACAACTCGCCACAATTAGGGCGATTGTTGCCATGACTACGGCCGGACATATCCGGCTTGAAGCTCTCACCAACGGGGAACTCTGAACCGGCTTTCCGGTGTAAGGGTTCTGTTGGTGATTATATTGTAGGTTTTCAGGATCGGCATTCTACCGGTCCGCCTACAGGCGTAAACGTTAAATCGTTTCGTTCACGTTAGTAATTGATTACATAACATGAAAACACAAATGATTAGTATGTACATTGGGCCGCGTGAATACCGTGAGGTATTCTTCGTGTCCCATATCTCGCAAGACGTCCTTTATTGGATGCTGAACGAGGTGCTCGAATGTGAAACCGAGGGTATACCCCGGTGGCTTATCGATCGTAGGGCTGAGGAGTTATCCTCAGACCTCGGCTCCGCACTATATGGCTATTTAAATGGCCTTGTACGGAGGTATGGACATATAACCAAGTATCGGAAAAACGGAAC